AGCATTCTAGAAGGTAATCTAGATGAAATGCGTCAAAACTTTTCTTCCGCTTTAACTACAAAGGCTGTTGAGAAGCTAGAAGAGCAAAAGATTGCTATTGCTAAAAGTTATTTCGCTAAGACAAAGGAATAATATACAATGAAGGATGTCAAACAAATCCGCGAGCAATTTGATTTAATTACTGAAAAAGAAGAGAAAGAAGATCGTAAACTTTCTGCTCTTGTTCGTGCTGGTTTGTATGATTCCAAAAAACTTCCTGCTTTAAAACGCGCTCTTGATAAGTCGGCTGATAAGATTACTTCTCAAGAAAAGCGTATGCTTATCAATCTCCTTGATTCTCTTATCTCACAGGTTGTTAGTGATGATCAAGTCTATCGTAAAGTTAGACAGAATGTTCATAACGTATCCGAAGCTAAAATGGATACATATTCCAAGTTTGATCCAAGATATAAGGCTGGTTGGCCAACCGATAAAGAAATGCCATCGGTTCTTATCTTAAAAAGAAAGGCTATTAGAGTGTATCCCGATAATCAAAAAGTTGCTTTGTATTACTCACAGGCCTTAGACAAGTATGTAACAATTCCATACAACGATATTCAAGTTGGTTTAAACGAAGCCAAAAATAATGATAAGAAAAAGAAAAAAAGATACTACGTGAAGCCAAAATCAAAAGAAGATAAAGATAAGGATCCACCTAAGCCTGGTGGCATAAGAGACACTATTAATTTTATAAAACGTAAAGGTGCTCATAAACCACAGTCCAAATTATCAAAAGCAGGAAAAATATTAACTTCGATTGGTCAAAGTAGCAGTGTTTCTGGAGCAGCAGGAGCAATTGGTGGAGCAATTGGTTCACATTTCTATAACAAAGCAAGAGCAGAAAGAACCAAGAATTCATTAGCTAAAGTTAAAAATACAGTAAGAGTTGCGCGTGAGAAATACAAAGCTGAAAAAGCAACTAATAGAAGAAAAGAAGTTAAGTCTTTAACAAAGCAAAAAAGACAAGGAACTAAAGCGGCACCAGCACCAACTCCAAGTTCTGTTCCGAAGACTTCAAAATCAACTTCTACTCCTATCCGTAAAAAGAGTGGAGCAGCAACTAGACAAGCAATGTCAAACATATTAAAGAAAAATTCAAAAGCAACATTTTCTAAAGCTGCTGTAAAAAATTCTACAATTAAGGAATCTAATGTATTAGATACCATTAGATCAATTGTTGAAAACAATATCACAGAGCAAAAAATTCAGTTTAACGAAAATGAAATTACTATAAATAATACAGTAGCAAAGAAGTTATTGACCGTATACGAATCAATCAACAGAACAAACAAAAAGAAAATGGAACAAATGCTAAACGAGGACGCTACATCGTTTAACAAAGTTCTAATGTTCGCAGTAAGGTAGTAAAAGATGGCAAATTTAATCCGAGAACAGAAAATTATTGATAGCAATAAGAGAGCTTTGATTAAGTATGTCATTGTCTCCGATGGTTCACAGAGTTCTAATACAGTTCTAGTCAACGTATCAACATTAGGATTCGCACTAAATGCAAATGGATACATTATGCAGTCAGGCGTTCATCCAAAGACAAAATATAATACTACTATCAAGCGCGTTTATGGGCAAGTAGCAGCAGCAAATGCCAAGATAAAGTTACAATGGCAAGGTGCTGCTAATTCTGAAATTGTCACAATGGGTTCTGGTTCATTTGATTATGATTTCCAAAGTATGGGTGATGGAGCAACAATTCCAAATCCAGAAACAAGTTCAAATGGTCACATATTAATATCAACTGCAAATCTATATGCTGGTGAATTGGCAACAATATTCATTGATCTAAAGAAGGCTGGCGAAGACTATGATCAAGGCCAGACAGCAGATCCATATGCTTTTAATAGAAGACCACTATGATAAAAAAGCTAGTTAATCTAATTAAAGAACACAAATTTGTTGAAGCAGAAAACGAAATTAATTCCATAGTACCTCTTATTATGGAAAAGAAAATTTTCGAGATGAAAAAAGCTGTAGCGGCTAAGATGAGCGAACAGATGGGTGTAAAATCTGCTTCAGACAAAGTTAGAACTGGTATTATGGAAGATGAAATTGAGGAATCAATTAATCCTACAGAAATACACAACGGTCCAGCACCAAAAGGACAGAGAGTTAACAGTGTAGATAAAGGTGATAAGCAACCACCTAATACCACTGTCGTTCCAAAAAATAATATAAAAGAAGAAGATGGTGAAGAAAGTTCTATGGCTCGTTCTGAACTAAATGCCGTAACAAAAGATGCAAAGAGCATCATGTCAAAAATTAAAGGCAATAAAGAACTAGAAGCTTGGACACAATCAAAGATTACAAAAGCAGCAGACTATCTAAACTCTGTTGCCGATTATATGAGCGAAGAAGAAAAAGAAAGTCTAGAGGAAGCTCGTATTAACATTGTTAAGGCTAGAGTTCGTGGCGGTAAAATTCAACGCCGTAAGAAAGTATCTAATGTTCCAGGAATGACTTTACGTGGTGGAACACTAAAGCGCATGTCTGCTGCCGAACGCCGTCGTAGAAAGATGGGCGCTCGTAAAGGTAAAGCAAAACGCAAAGCAAAACTTTCAAGATCGTTAATGAAGCGTAAGCGTTCATTACAAAAAAGAAAATCATTAGGACTATAAAAATGAAACTTATTACAGAAGAAGTTTTAAACGTTCAGTATCTTGTAGAAGAAGATGGTAAAGGTGGTAAAACCCACTCTATTGAAGGTATCTTTATGCAGGCTGAAAAACAGAATAGAAATGGTCGTGTATATCCACGCCATATTCTTAGCAAAGAAGTTGATAGATATAATAAAGATTACGTAATGAAGAATCGTGCTTTTGGAGAACTTGGACATCCAGATTCTCCGACGATTAACTTAGATCGTGTATCACACATGATCACAAGCTTGAGACCAGAAGGTAATAACTTTATTGGTAAAGCTAAAATCTTAGATACTCCCAATGGTAAAATTGTGAAAAGTTTATTAGATGGAGGAGCAAGTCTAGGTGTGTCAACAAGAGGCGTAGGGTCTCTTAAACCAGCCAACGGCTTTCAACTTGTTCAGGACGACTTTCATTTGGCTACAGCGGCCGATATCGTTGCTGATCCCTCAGCTCCAGACGCATTTGTCCAAGGTATTATGGAAAATGCGGAATGGATTCTAACTAATCAAGGTTGGAAAGCAGTTCATCAAGAGCGTGCTAGAAGAATGCTAAAAGAAGCTTCTAGTAACGATATTGAAGATGTTGCTTTGAAAATCTTTGAAAACTACATCTCAAAACTTTAAAATTATAAATAAAAGAAATAAAGGAGTAATCTAATATGGCAAAGTCATTAACTGAAGCAGCAAGAGCTGTTCTTATGAAGGAAAGCGCAGGCATTCCTGAAGTTCAGCCAAACGGTGCTGGCGATCCATTCCGTGGCGCTAAGTCATCAAATCCAAACATGGCTTCACTTAAACCAGGTTCAAAGTCAGTAGATCCAACAAAGACACTTGGTTCTGCTACAAAGCTTGCTGATCCAGTAGTTCAACCAAACGGCACTGATGGTTCAAACCTTGGTGCTGCTGCCGCTGTAAAGGGCAAAGATAATTCTGCACCTACAAAAGGCGCAAAGCCAGCTGAACCAATGAAGAAGAAAGCTGAAGTAATGGAAGAAGATGTTGAGGAAACATCCGAAGTTGTTGCTGAAGAAGCTGCTGAAGAAATCAACGAAGATGAAGTTGAACTATCAGAAGAACTAGAATCATTCATCAACAAGTGCCTTGAAGAAGGTATGGACGAAGATCAGATTGCCACCGCAATCGAAGAAAACTTCGAATTCGTAACTGAAGAATCAGAATCAGAAACAGAAGAAGCCGTAATGGAAAATTACGAAGTAGACATGTCCGAGCATGTTGACGCTCTTCTTGCTGGCGAAGAACTCTCAGAAGAATTCCGTGCTAAGGCTACAGCTATCTTTGAAGCCGCTGTTAAGCAGAAGGTCGCAGAAGAAGTTGCTGTTCTTGAAGAAGCATTTGCTGCTACTCTTGAAGAAGAAGTTGGTCGCATCGAAGAAGAACTTTCAACAAATGTTGATGACTATCTTAACTATGTTGTTGAACAGTGGACAACAGAAAACGAAGTTGCTATTGAAGCAAGTCTCCGTTCTGAACTAACCGAAGAATTTATCTCTGGTCTTCGTAACCTATTCGTTGAACACTACATTGATATTCCTGAGGAAGCAGTATCAGTTGTAGAAGAAATGGGTAACAAGGTTGCCGAACTAGAAGAAAAACTAAATGAGGAAATTGAGCGTAGTGTTGCTCTAAGCAAGATGCTCAACGAATCTAAGTCTAATGAAATTTTACTTAATGCTTGTGATGGATTGACAGATACACAGGCAGAGAAGTTAAAATCTCTTGCTGAAGGAATTGAGTACGCTGATGCAAACGAATATGCTCAGAAGGTTTCTATTCTTAAGGAAAATTATTTCTCATCATCAGTTAAGTCCGACAAGGTTCTAGATGCTGCTGAATCATCAACAGATGGTAAAGGTATGATCTCAGAAGAACTAAACGGTCCAATGGCTGCTTATGTTAGATCACTTGGTAAGACAGCACCAAGATAACGGAATTATAAATATTAGAAAAGTAAGACTTTAAAGGAGAATACTAAAATGTATCTTACAGAACAATTAGAACAGAAGTGGGCACCAGTGCTTGACCACGCCGGCGCAAATCCAATCAAGGATTCTTACCGTCGTGCAGTTACAGCTCTTGTCCTAGAAAACCAGGAAAAGGCTATGGCTGAAGAAGGTCGTATGCTTAACGAATCAGCACCAACCAACTACACTGCAGGTGGTTTTGGCGGCGGCGCTTCTGCTGCTGGTCCAGTTGCAGGTTACGATCCAATCCTAATCAGCTTGGTTCGTCGCGCTCTTCCAAACCTAATGGCTTATGACATCGCAGGCGTTCAGCCAATGACCGGTCCAACAGGACTAATCTTTGCTATGCGCTCACGCCGTGGTAATACACGTACTGGCGACAACGAAACATTCTTCGATGAAGTTCTAACAAGCTTCACTTCACAGAATGCCGCTGGCAACCTAACAAGTGTTGGTTCACATACTGGTTCAAACCCAGTTTCTAACACATTAAATAATGACATTTACACAACTGGTAAGGGTATGTCAACATCACAGGCTGAAGCTCTTGGTGATTCTTCTGATAATGGTTTTGCTGAAATGAACTTCAGCATTGAAAAGGTAACTGTAACTGCTCGTAGCCGTGCGCTAAAGGCAGAATACACAATGGAACTTGCTCAGGATCTTAAGGCTGTTCACGGTCTAGACGCTGAGACAGAACTTGCAAACATTCTTTCAACAGAAATTCTCGCTGAAATCAACCGCGAAGTTGTAAGAACTGTTTACCGTTCAGCCGTTGTTGGCGCTGCTTACGGTGTAACAACCGCCGGTACATTCGATCTTGACACAGACTCAAACGGCCGTTGGTCAGTTGAAAAGTTCAAGGGTCTTGTATTCCAGATTGAACGTGAATGCAATGCAATCTCAAAGGCAACAAGACGTGGTAAGGGTAATATCCTTATCGTTTCTTCAGACGTTGCTTCTGCTCTTGCTATGGCTGGTGTTCTTGATTACACACCTGCTCTAAACGTTAACCTAACAGTTGACGATACTGGCAACACATTCGCTGGTACAATGCACGGCCGCGTTAAGGTCTATATCGACCCATACTTCGGTGGTTCATCAAACGGTGACGAACTATGTACAGTTGGTTATAAGGGTACTTCACCTTATGACGCTGGTCTATTCTACTGCCCATACGTACCTCTTCAGATGGTTCGCGCTATCGGTCAGGATACCTTCCAGCCAAAGATTGGTTTCAAGACACGTTACGGAATGGTAGCTAACCCATTTGCTAAGGGTCTAACACAGCTTTCAGACCTTAGTGACTCAATTACAGATACAGTACGCTCTAACCAGTACTACCGTATCTTCCGCGTTCGCAATCTTACCTAATAATAAGAAGAGACGCAGTAACAACTTGGGCGGTGGCAACACCGCCCTTTTTGTTTATATAAATATTACCAGAGGTATCAAATGACAACAGAATCATTCATCACTAAGACTCCAGAAAATACAAGTTTGCTACAGGCAACTAAGTATACATTTACTGTACCAAATCTTCCATTTGCCAAATACTTTTGTCAGTCTGTTGTTATGCCGGGTGTATCAACTGGCGCTGTTCCAGTTTCAAGTCCATTTTCTGATACGTTTCGTCATGGTGTTAAACTAACATATGAAGAACTTAGAATCACTTTTATTGTTGATGAAGATTTAAGATCATGGCAAGAAACATACAACTGGCTTAGAGGCGTGGCTCGTCCTACAAAGGTACAAGAATATATCAAGCATTTTGATTCTAATGCTTCCATTTATTATGATGGTATTTTGACAATCAATACAAATTCCAACTTGCCTAATGTTCGTTTCAAGTTCAAAGACTGTCATCCTGTCAGTCTCAGTGGTATAACATTCAATACGGCCGATTCTGCTGATAATACTATCACAGCCGAACTTGGTATCAGATATGATTATTTTGATATTGAAAGATTGTAGTTGACATTTACCTAAAAGTGTAGTATAGTAATATACATTTTTTGTAATGGAGATAGAATGAAACCGCCAGTGAATATAGAACTGCTTATGGAAGAGTGGATCAAAGACGTTTCTTTTGATGAAACTGAACCACAGAAGGCCATGGCAAACATATCGAAGCTTCACGCCAAGTATTTGCGTATCCTCACACATCACAATCTTTTAGCAAAAAAATTACAAGCCGATTATAATTCACGGCGTAAGATCAAGTGGGAATACTATTCTGGTGATCTAAACAATCCAGAAGACCTCGAGCGTTATGGTCTGGAACCGATGATGAAGAAGGTACTCAGAGCTGA